ACTTCCCATTAATTGAAGAACCCCTCTTACAAGAGCCGAAATTAACTGAACACCAGCACTCAATAGCGTTGGGACAAGTTTAATAATCGCTCCTAGCAAAGCAGCCATCAATTGACCGATAGCTGAAAGAATAGCTGGAAGATTTTTGATTAAACCTGAGACAAGAGCACCGATAATTTGAATACCTGCGCTCAGAATTGTTGGTAGTAAAGTTACTATTGCATTAAGTAGTGCTGTAATAAGTTGCACAATTGCTGAAATGATTTGTGGAAGCGCTGAAATCAAGCCATTAATTAAAGCCATTAAGATTTGAATCCCTGCATTAATAACTAAAGGAATTAATGGAATAATCGCATTGATCAAAGCGTTAATAATCTGTAGGGCTGCAGAAATAAGCATTGGTAAAAGCTGGATAATTCCTGTAATCAGTCCATTTAGAATGGTAGCTCCGGCAGTGACTAGCAGTGGTAAGACAGCTATTATGGCTTGAAGCAATCCATTGATTAATTGTGTTGCGGCATTAATTAATAACGGAAGTGCATTGACAAGCCCTGATATTAAACCATTTAATAAGGTTATCCCTCCGGTAATAAGCAATGGTAAAGCTGTTGTTATTGCATTGGTTAATCCCGTAATAACTGTAGTCATCGCCGTTACTAATAAAGGAATTGCAGTTACAAGCCCTGAAACTAATCCGTTTAACAATTGGATTCCACCTTGAATAATCAGTGGTAGAGCACCGAGTATTGCATTCAATAAAACCGTAATCACTTGTGTAATCACTTGAGTAATAATAGGAATTGCTGTAGTCAACCCTTGAACCAAACTGTTTATTGCTTGCGTTCCGACAGATATAATCTGAGGGAGCGCTGCCAATATTCCATTGATTAGACTAATAATCAAATTTGTTCCAATCTGGATAAACTGGGGTAACAATTGTCCAACTGTATTAATCATGCTAACGATATTATCGACAATCGCTTGAATAGCTCCATTTACACTCCCTGTTTGAATAAAAGCTGTAATGAATTTTGTCACTAATCCTATCGCAAGACCTATAGGTGCAGAAACACCATAAAAAGCAACCGCTATTGAAGTTAGAACTCCTACAACTGTTATTGCACTGACATGGAAATTACTGATAGCTGAACCTGCACTTTTGAAAAGATTTCCTAAAAAAGAAATAGCAGTGCTAACTGCACCGCTAATAAAACTTACAAAAGGTTGCAATGCTTGGATAGCTTCTGTTACAAAACCTTTGAAGCTTCCCCATGCATTTGACATGCCTGGTAAAAAAGTCCCAGTAAACCATTGAACTACAGCAGTTACAGCTTTTGATGTGTATTGTTCAAAAGCTTGCATAACTGATTGGACAGTTGGTAAAAATGTTGAATTGTACCATGCCACTACACTCGACATAGCCGATTGAATAGCTTTCCATGCTTCTTGTACAATTTTTTGACCGGTCTGAGTTTGAGTGAAGAAATATACTAACCCTGCAACTAGTGCTGCAATTGCAGTCACCAAAATTCCAACCCAATTTGCTTTCATTGCAACATTAAGCGCCCATTGTGCAACTGTTGCACCTTCATTAGCTTTTTGAAATGCTCTTATTGAAGTTGTAACTGCATCAATAATTGCATAAGCAGAAAAGGCTGCTGCTCCAGCAACAAGCGCTACAATAAATGATTCGACAACATCCATATTCTTAGAAAGCAAATCAAGAAATTGTGATACTGCTTGCATTGCACTTGTCAAAGCCGGAAGCACTCGCTCACCTAATGACATGCCCAATGTTTCAGCAGAACCGCTTAATTGTTCCAAAGTACCATTGAAACCTTGCATGTATGCATCAGCCATTTTTTGTGCCGCTGTTTGGTCTTCTGTTGCTTTAATATATTTATTTACACCAGCAGTTCCCTCATTCATAAGAATTGCGGCTGCTCGAGATGCATCAGAACCAAATAATGTTTGAAGTGCTTGAGTTTTTTGTGCTTGTGTAAGATTGCCAAGTTTATCATGAAGTTGACCAGCAATTTCTGAAATACTCTTAAATGAACCATCTGCATTAGTGAAATTCAAGCCAAGATTTTCCATTGCCGCTGCAGCTTTATCAGACTGAGGCACTAGGTTTTGAAGCATGGTTTTAAGAGAAGTACCAGCATCAGAACCTTTAATCCCATTTTGAGAGAAAGCAGCTAGAACTCCCACAGTATCATTAAGTGAAAGTCCAGCGGTTGTTGCTCCTGGTCCTACCTGTGCAAGAGATTGAGCCAAGTCAGAAACATCAGCACTTGAAGCGTTAGCTCCTCCAGCCAATGCATTTGCCACCATTGAAGCTTTATCTGCTTGTAAATGGAAAGTATTAAGAGCATTGGCAGTAATATTAGCTGCATCACCTAAGTCCATTCCTGAAGCCGCCGCTAAGTCCATTGTAGCTTTTAAAGCTCCAGCTTGAACTTGCGCCGGAGTTATACCAGCTTTAGTTAATTCCAGAATTGCTTGAGCTGCTTCATTTGCTGAGAATTTGGTACTTGCTCCCAAGTCTTTAGCTAATTGATTAAGTTTAGCCATTTCTGATGCAGAAGCTCCAGAGTTTGCCTTAACTAGATTCATTGTTTGTTGAAAGTCTGCCGCAGCTCCTATTGATGCTTTGGCAAAAGCTTTAATTCCATTAGCGACTGCTGTTATTGCATTTTGAGCAAGTGCCATTGCAACACCTACTGCCAAACTTTGTTTAAGACCTTTCCCGGCACCTTCTCCGTCATTTTGCATTTGACGAAGTGCTTTGGAAATATCTGAAGTTCCTTTAACAACTGTTCCATCATTGAGTAAGACATCAATGGTAACAATTCCATCTGCCATTATTCATTCCCTCCTTCCTCTTCTGGTAGGGCATAAATTTCTTGTAATTCACGCATGTTTTCAATTTCTTCAGCGGTAGAATTTTTATCAGGTTTCCAATTACGGATTTCTCGAACTTTATTCAGTTTTGCTTCTGGAGGTAAATCCCGCAAAAGCATTCTAAATTCATCCCAATGAAGTTTACCTAGCTCTTTTTGTAAGTTAATGCCATAGCATTGAACAAAACTTGTAAAGATATATTCAGCATCAAAAGAGAGAGAAAAGTCAGCTTGCGCTGATTTCCTCTTCATTGGATTTCCTAATACATCATAGGTTTCAATTGGTTCATATTCACTAAATATTTCTTCTTTTATTTGTTCAAACAGTACAATCAAATCATCTATCGGAACAAGTTTTAAAATATCTTCGCCAAACAAAAGGGAGCAGGAGGTTATGAGTTTTTCTTCTGGCTCAAAAGAACCATCATTCCACACATCCAAAACATCCAAGACATTATCAAAGCTCAAATCAACGGGATATTCTTTCCCCTCATGGGAAATCTGTTCCCTAAGTTTGTCGTTTAATTTGAACATTCATATCAGCTCCTAGCGTTTTCGTTTTTTGTTTTTCTTATTAATGTATTTCTTTTGAGCATTAAGCATACGACGTTGGCGGGCTTTTGCATCTGCATCAAGTCCACGAAGAGTAGCTTGGAAAATTTCTTCAGCATTTTCAAGCCAAAATGTAACATCATGAATCTTAGAATATAGATCTTCAAAAATACCTGCTCCGTAAATATATTCATACAGTTCTCGGGCAATATTAACTTGTGCAGCGACGCTTTCTTTAATCATTTCTGGTTGTAAAGAATTTTCTTTAGCTGCTTTTTGAATTTTTGCATCAATTGGTTTTAATGTTTGTTCTGCACGTTTTTTCAAAGTATTTAAACCTAAATCGCTCTCATTAATAGACATCAGTCGTGTTACATTTTCTTGAGAAGATTCAAAAAAAATTGTTACTCCTTCCGTAATACGAACTGTAAAACCATTCAATTGGATTTTTGCTTGTACTTCTTGCATTATTTCTCCTTAAAAAATAAAGACTAGAGAAATTCCCTAGTCTTTTGTTAATAGTATTTAAAGTATCACTTCTACGACTGTGCTCCAAGCAGAACCAGTTATGTTTGGAGCGTCATGTAGAGCCGCCGCTTTTTCAACATTTGTTGTTCCACTCGGTGCTACTACGTTATATGCTTGAACATAAAACGGAATCTTATCGCCAGTAGTTGCTCCTACTGGAATATCAGAGGCTGCTAAAGTAAACTTAGTTGTTTCTGAATACCCCATATATTTCGCATCATGCGGATCAATTGTATTAGCATCCCCATAGTGAATAAGGTAAGCCACAGCACCAAGTGGTGCATCGTATGAAATCTCTATATCACCATTAGATTTCTTAACCCCAGTTACATTCTGGGGCTTAGCTGGGTGTGGATGTAGACTTTGTAACTGTCGGTTGACTTACAAAGTTCAAATCACAAGCAAAATCTTCATAAGAAGTTGCGTCCCCAGACCCTGCAGTAATGGCCATAGCTTTTGCCACACCAATTACAACATCTCCATTAGTTTCAACAATTTTATGGAACAGTAAACGATCATCATCTGTTTGAGTACGTTTCATGCTGGCAACAAGATTTTGCGCTTCATCCGTATTATTCCGGCTACCTTTAACGCCCCAAATTTCAGAACGTCCAGTTAAGATATCAACTTCAGTTCCATCACCAAGATAGTCGCCCGCAGTATCCGTTTTTTCGTCTGATTTATCCTCGATAGTTTGAATATCAAGTCCTAATCGTAACCACGCTTCACTATCTGCTTCTGGTGGTGTTTTCTTATCAGTGCCTGTTCCTGCTGAAATAGGAGCAAGGTAGTGTTCACGTTTTGCATTTTTATTCTTAGCCATTTGCTATTTCTCCTTTATTGGTAATTATTGTCGCTGTAATATCCAAAATAAAAAGATACCAACCCTTTTCATCTCGTTCATTTAACGAAGGTGCTTCTGGTTCTAAAGATTCAAACTCATAAGAACCATTCTGTGAGGGAATATCAAGAGATAAATCACCCAAAGCTTTTGATATTTCCCACATTGTATTATTTGCGATTTCGATGCTTTTGGTATGAATGGCAATCTCAAAATTGAGTGTCATTTTCACACGTCCAAGCATATCCCCGCCACTAATTCTTCCGCCTGGTAATGCATAAACTCCAAGACTTTCTGTTTCGTCTGGGTAATTCATTACTGCTTTCATTTTCAGACCAGGAATATCATTGATTGATGTTGTGAGACATTCTAAAAAGTCATTTGCCAAATCCTGCTCCTTTCACAAATACTTCAGCCCACTTTTTTCCATACTTTGCTTTTGCTTTTAAATCCCAACGTGGACCAGTACCGGGAGTTGTATAGTTCTTAATTGAATAAGTCGCACCCTTTTTCATTATCTTTCCATAATATTGAGCACGAGCATAAGGAGCCTGCCAAACCAGTTGACTTCTTCCGGTATTAACATGTCCGATAAATCGTAATGCACCAGATTTTTTGGGAATGTACCTATCCATATCCATAAGCATTTGATTTAGCATTGCATCAGCCCCTTTCCTAAAACGATAAGGGCTTAATTTATTACTAAATCCAGATAAATCAACTTTAATATTCACTCCTACATCTGCCATTAAATCAACCTCACTTCATAAGACCAAACCTCATCCTTGATTGGATTCTTATTTGGAGCATATTCTTTCAATACAAATTGATTTTGCCCGCTGTCAGTCACACGAGCTTCAAGAAAAGTATCATCGATAACAAAATCTTTAGCTTGAGAAGAGAGGTAAATAAATAATGTTGTTTCTTTACTTATTTTTCTGTCGCTTCCAGAACCTGAAAAAGTTGTTTTAGTATCAATTTTGATATTTTCAATGTTTAAAGGTTCTGAATACTCAGGGTCTCCATAAGCATTTTTCCCTTTCAATTTCTCGACTTTAACAGATTGCTGTAGGAATAATTTTGGGACACTCAACATTAAAGCCCCCTTTCATTACTAGCATAACGAGTATAAGCTACTCCAGAATACCTAAGGCCAACACTCCCCAATAATCGAATCCCTTCACTTGGGATGACTTGAATTAGGTTTGCTGAGTCTTTAAAACCAAGAGATGTTGAACCAATGGAAAGATTTTGAAGTGATAATACATCAACATCAGAAATAATTCCTGTCTGATCCATTTGTTCTATCGTCAAACACAGGGCCATAATGAAAGATTCTTTTCTTCTTGGACTATCTGAAGTTAAATCATTTTCTTTATAAAAATAATTTGTTTTAGAATCCAAGGCAATCTCGGCTTTCGGTAATAGCTTGTTAAAAACTTTCTCGTCTATATCTGATAGTCCTGAATATTTATAATCATCATAAGTGATATAAGCCATAATCCCTCCTAAAATAAAAGAGGAGATTACTCTCCTCCACTTGCTGCTGTAACCGTTACTTCACAAGTTACGGTCAAACCATTAACTGTTGTTCCAGTAATTGTTGTTGTTCCGGCAGCTTTACCTACTACATTCCCTTGTTTTGGTGTAACTGTAGCAACTGCAGGATCGCTAGAAGTAAATGTTACTGATTTGTCAGTTGCATCTGCTGGAGCAACAGTCGCTGTCAACGTTTCATTTCCCCCAACTTCAAGAGCTAACGTTGTTTTATTCAACGTTACTCCAGTGGGGGCTACGCTTTTGGGCTTTCTGAAACATAGATAGCGTCTTTGGCATTTTCAAATACAATCGCATCGTAGTAGTCCAAACCTTTGATTGTATCACGGTAACCGCTACGGTCTTGTGATGCTGGAACAGTATCAACTGTACCGAATTTGACAATTGGAGCTACCGCAATAAGAGGAGTAACAATGAAATTCAAATTAAGCGCTGCATCGTCAGCACCCGTTCCAGCGAAACGTGCTTTGGCGACTTTTACAATAGGAACACCACCGTCAATTTGAGCAACTGTACGATTGATACCGTTGATTGACGCTTCATTGGTTGTAAATGTTTTTGAAACACCAGAAGCATTTTTGAGCATTCGATATGTTGCAGCAGACACAAACATCACATATCCGCCAGGGATTTCATTGTCTGTCATGTATTCTTCTGCAGAATCATAAGCATCAAGAATGTTATCTTTAGTCAAAGTTTCACTAACTTTTTTGTTTGCATTATCGTAAAGTGCTTGAATGGCAACTTTATCACGATGTGGAACAGTAACCAAACGCTTATGCTCTTCAACAATATTGTTAATTGTCAAAGCTGATGATTCTGACTCATCCAATTGGTCAACGTCATACCCAAACCAATCTTCGTTTTTAAGCTTTACAGTTTCTTTAGCAATGTCGATTTTGTTTCGGGCATTATCATCATTACGTTTATATTTTGTTGCATCAACAAAACCTGACATTTTATTGATACGTACTTCATTAACACCAACAAAGTCAGCTGCAGTGATTGATTTTGCACCTTGAGACAAGATATCCCAAACTTGAGAATCTTCTTTAAATTTTTTGTCAATTGTTGCTAAGTCTTTTGAGTCTAATACTACTGGCATATTATTCACCTAATCTTTCTTGAATTTTTTGAACCATTGTTTTTTCACCAGTCTGTGAACCAGCTGGCGGATTCCCAACAATGGTAACTTTCCCTGTGGGTGGAGTTGTTTCTGTGCTTTGAAACAAATAAGGCATTGATTCTTTGAATGTTGCAAGTTGGTCATCAAGTCCTGAAACTTTGCCATCATCTTGAATAATGACGTTGTCCATATTGACTTGACCAAATAACAATTCAGTGTTCACAGTGCCTGAGTCTTTCAATGCAAGTTTTACTGCATTTGTTTTTTGCATACTAGCAAGGTCAGCATTAAATTGAGCTTCACGTTCTTTTGCATTCTTGACAGATTCATCAAGTTGCTTTTTCAATTCTTCCGAACTTAGATTTGATTTTTGAGCGCTCTCTAAGTCAGTAGTGAGTTTGTCAACTTCTTCTGCTTTCTTGTTGTATTGTTCTTTTGGAACTGCATGTTTTGGGCTTTCAGTCTTGATTGCTTCCATAACAGCTTCAAGGTCTGTTTTCCCAGTTTCTGAGTCCGTGTTTTTTGTCAGAATATCTTTAATGAATTCCCACATTGTTATACCTCCCAAGTTTTTATAGCGGCCTTTCCGCTTTGGATTTGTTTGCCTTTTATAGCTAGGCGAGCTATGGAAACTGCTGGACTTGAACCAGCGCTAGCGTGACCTCACGTTTACGGACTCGAACCGACTTTCTCGAGGATTTACCGTCCTCGGCTCTACCAACTGAGCTAAATTCCCGAAAAGAAAAACCCGTTAAATTCGACGGGTTTAAAATTATTATTTTAGAAAGCTATCTTCGCCGCTGTAACTAAAAATTTCATCCGTTCCATAGTATGCTACTCGTTCTTGAACAAACGGCTCCATCATATTTTTGTTACCTTCAATAATTACTCGTGTTCTTTCGCAGGCTTTTCCTTCATATTTAATTGACGCTATTCCTTTACCAGTTATAGACTTTCCGTCTAGTTTGAATGAGTCAGCTCTATAGCCAGGCCCCGTTCCATCTGATAAAATCTCAAAAGTTTTATAAGCTAATAGAAATTTTTCGATCATTCTGTCCTCCTTTGAGCATAAGAAAAGCGCCTGTCAGTACGACAAACGCTTAATTTTTATTTTTCTTTGCTAATTCTTTAAGCAGTTCTTTTTGAGCTTTCAATAACTTAACAGTTTCTTTTACTAGAAATGAATTCTCTTTAAGTAAATCATTTAATCCCCGATTATGAGCCTTTAACATTTGACGGTAATGTTCAACTCTTCGCTCATCCTCTAACAGCTTTGAAGCTTGAATTTTATACTTATCATTACGGATAGCACGTTCATACGCACGTTGTCTAGCTTGCTTTTCCCCATTGGCTTTTGCTTGCTCTGGTGTTAAATTTTTTAACTCATCAGGTAAGTCAGGCAAATAATTCACACCTATAACAAACGGAGTGAGGTAGTGATGGCAATGAATACCAAGACAGCCACCAGCTTTCCCCCAACCATGATCAGATAAGGATTCAACCCAATCGCCCAACTCATCAGAATAAAACCTTGCACCTTTAGTGACAATTCGTGCTTGAATTGGGGCACAGGCTGGTCTACTTGCTGCATGAATAGAATAATAAAAAGTATCAACTCCTAATTCTTCACTTCCTCTTGTTCGCATATCATTGTAAACTCTGGCAGTAGTTGAATCTATGACCATTCGAGCATAACTATCAATATTCCAGCGGTTCCCACCCTTATCAACAAAAGTAGAAGAAATACCTTTATCAAGCCACTGCATCACTGTATCATTAACAGCTTGCTCTGCTACAGAAACACCGCTGACTACTTTTGCGACTGCTTCTTGAATAATTCCTTGATAAATTTTTAATACTTCATTATTGCCATAATTAGTGCTTAGAAGTGTTTGATTAATGTAATTGTCATAATCAAGAAAGACTTGTTGGACGTATGAAGCAAGCGCTGAACTGACATCATTATGTTTTGCATTACTTCCCAAGTCTTCTGCCAATTGCTCAAAAGTATTTTGATATACTTTTAATCCTTCATTTTTGATAATACGATTGATAAGGTCTTTGGCTATCCCGGTTTGTTCAATGACATAATTTATATTTTCTTGATTGAGCATGTGCATTTGGTTAAGCTTTTCAAGTTGCCATAAATACGGTTCACGCTCTAAGTCTGCTGTTCCACGTTGTTTGATTCGCTTAATCATTGAAAGCATGAGGTCTTGTGACATCTTAGTGTAGATGTCTCCCACCATACTTGCCATTAAAGTCATCTGATCGTCATTTGGAATCAAAGGCTTTTTCATTGTCAGTTACCGCCATACATTCCAGTATCCAAAGCACCTAATGTTGGAGCAGATTCAGCTTGTATTTGTTGAATAACTTCATTGGCTTGTTCCTCTGTTAGTCCTAAAGCTCGTTGCATAACCATTTCAGCGGATGCTGCACCACCAGACTTAGCTTTCAGCCAGTAATCAAGCTGAGCATTCTTATCAAAGAAAATACCGTCATCAAAACTAATGGTAATATCATCAATGCTAGGAATTTCTCCAGTATAGAGTTCTTTCCCATCCATTCCGATAGTACCTTTGGCCAATTCTAAAATAGAAATCATTAACTCTTTCAAGCCTTGTTCTACATTATTTAAATGACTATTACGTGTTCGGAAAGTTAAGGAATTTTCGCTAACAATTTCAGTTGCTGTTTTTACTGATTGACCATCAAAAGAAAAAGTTCCAGCTGATAAACTTGTTTCGACTTCTAACATCTTAAGAAAATGATTAATTGAATTGATATAATCATTTGCTCGAATAGGTGTAGTTAAGTCTTTAATATTAGCACCGTCAGCATCATCACCAGAACTAACGTATACATTCTGATCAGTATCAAAGACACGCAATAAATTACCTTCTAGGTCAGTTTTCCCCTCAAGCATTGAATCATTAACAGATACTCGACGTTGACCCATTTTAACTTCCCAATTAAATTGGTCATAAGCATCATTAATTTGTTTGAGAGTGTTCCTTGCATTGTCATAAATTGAGAGTCCAAGCGGGCTATCAATATCCTTGTTGTTCATTCCAAAAGGTTTAATATAAACAAATTGGGGGCGACTTAGTCCAGTAAATAGTGTCGTAGGTTGTAAGTCTTTATATTCCTCAAGACTATTCAAATCTACTTTAACCCCGCACTCGTCTTTGGTTTCAGAGCGGTAAAGCTCATTTGTAATTAGATATTGCTCACCTACCCACTCATGAAACTCTAGTAATGTGTAATAAATGATTTCATTACCTTCTGTTCTTGTGGTTTTAATCGCAATAGCGGCTTCTGGAACATCCGTTGTATTAGAATGTAATGGATAAAATGACGGAGCTTGAATATAGGAAAGGCTTGGTTTCCCATTTTCAAAACTTGGTCTAAGTGCCAAACCGCCTAATGCAGCCATACTTTCCAAATACACTTCAAAACTTTTCATAAATTTACATTGATTCAAAAATTCATGAACAAACTTATCAGCTGCTTCAAACTGATTAGCTTCTTCGTCAGTCTCAGAAGTTTTACTAATACTAAATTCCATCTTCTCATTAAACATCATTGAAGCTAACGTTTTTGAAACAACCTTTGCCATATTCAATGATGTATAAGGGCGATTTAGGAGTTCTCCGTATGAGTTCCGATATTTAACGTCAGGAAAGATTCCTCTGAAATATTCACGATTTATTTCAATCCTTTTATATTCGTTTGGATTTACCCCAATCTTCGGATGGTCTGTTATTTGATTAAGGTTTGCGACAAATCCCATTCTCGCCCCTCCTTGTTTAAATCTATTAATGATATTTTGAATGATTCCCATATCATCCTCCTACCAACTTTCTTAATATTGTATAAATGAAGTAACGGTCAGCATCCATACAGTGGTCATCCGTTTTAACTGGCTTATCTTCGCCACGATTAGCGGCTGCTTCATCCCAGATATAAAGACCGAACTCTTTAAAAGTATGAACACACTTAGAAGACCAATAAACTAATCCAGTATTCATTGCGGACATTTCACAACGAATTCCATTGATTACATCATTAAGTGCTGACTTAACAGAAAAACCACGCTTCTTGAGCGCAGTTCTAAATGATGCAGCAGAAGGGTCAAGTATAACTTTTGCCTGTCCTTTTTTTAAGTTGTTACTTTTGTAGAACTCTTCCAAATCACTGACATATTCCTCATCTGTTTTTTGCCTTTGCTTTTCACGTCCTGAATAATAATACTCATCAGTACAATACCATTTCCGCTTATACAAGCGCCACAGTTTGAATACAGTTGCATTTAATGTTCCATAGTCAATACTGACATAACTTTCTTGAAAGGTTGTATCTTGCGGTAAATCAACCACCATCTTCTCTTTATCAAAGTTGGAATATATCGCACCATCAGACAACACCCACAACCCACGAATCGCCCGGTCATAAAAAACACCAGTAAACTGTGCTTTCAAAGTTGCCACATACTCAGGGTCTAGAAACTCATTATCATCAATGTTAAAACTATGAACCTTGATTCTCTTTTCTGGATCACTTGCTTTATCAATATAATCACGCTTGAGCCAATGACTTGGATTATCTGGATTTGTATCACAGATAAGTCTTGCTCCTGGAGCTGAAAGACGTGTGGTGATTTCCTTAAACACTTTCTCATTAGCCAGTGATGCTTCATTGATATAAGCACCCCAAGCTTCTGAACCACGGATTCCGCCGACACCACCGATATTACCAGTATAAGCAAGCACAACCTTTACCCCAAACAAAGTAAACGAACCATTCTTATCCCACTTGATATCAAGGTAAGGTTGTTCATTCAACAAAGGGTTTAAAATATTGTTGCTGATTGTTTTAGAAGAAACTCCACCTAAAATATAGATAGGGTTCTTTACACCATGTTCGCTAGCACGCTTCTTAACTTCTTTCAATTCCATTGAGAATATTCGGTTATTAACAATCGTTTTACCAGCACGAACAGCACCATCAAGAATTAAGGTTTTAAAATTACTATTAAAGTAATCATTCATCACCAGCGCTTGCTTGTATGTCAAGGCGGGCTTTTGCGGTTTCCCTAATAAGTTCATCATATTTCTCAGAAGCTAATTGAGCATCCGATTCCCCCTTGTCTTCTGTATTTGGTACAAAGTCAGCACGATCTAATAGGTCTTTTGTTGCATAAAATCTAACTATTTCTGACTTGGATTTAGTAGCCAGTTTCATTTGATTCTTTAACAGCTTTGGTATTTCAACACCCAAATAGTCATTTGACATCTTCCTCAGTGCTGATATAACCTCTGGGTCTTTCTTCCAGTTATAAACTGTCCGTTCTGTTACTTTCAATTCTTTCGCTATTTTTTTAACAGTTCTGCCGTCAAATAGCATAACGACGGCTTTTTCTTGATTCGTCGTTAGCATTGATTCCCTCCAAAACCTGAAAAAACATGAAATTATAATTGTATAAAAAAACCTGCCATTTCTGACAGGTAAAATCTAAAAGGAGTTATCGAGTCGTATCATCATTCACTCGTTCACAATACTATTTTAACTCATTTTTTCGGTCACTTGTTCGCTATTTTTTAGCAAAAACGGTCACTTTTCCGCAAAATTTATTTCGATGCGTTCTTCTGCAGCAATTTCATCAATCTTATATTCCAATTTTTCAAAAAATGGACGAATGATATTTTTATACGCTTGAGTTTTTTTACCAAAGCCAAAACGCATCAATGCTCCTTCAACAGTCAATTCATTGTGAATATAAACAGCCTTGATTATTTTCCAATGCCCTGGATCTGTTTCAGCAATCATTTCTTGAATCGCTTTAAACTGCCGCCTATATTTAATTAATGTTGGATCGCATTCTAACTTAATGATATCACTTAAAACTTTTGGGTCACGAACCAAATTTTGAGGAGTAATCCACCAATTGGGGTCTAATCCACTATTATTTACTGGATATTGAATTTCTTCGCATCTCCGTTTCACTTGTGATTCAAACGGATATTCTCTCAGTGCTTTGATTAAATATCCATATTCTGTACTTACTTTCATTCTGCCTCCCTAATATCCAAATCCAAACCACAACATTTTTAGTAATAGCAGTAATTCTGAAAATAAAAGCAGACAGACCAGAATAATTAATATCCAGGCAATGATATAACCAATTGCACTACTTATCTTCTTCATTTAAAGCCTCCACATATTCGTTAAAACTAATAGCCTTGACTAGATCACGTTTATAATAAATCTTTTGTCCGATTGTTGATTCAAAAGTAATAAATTCCTTATTACCGAACTCTAATTGTTGCTCTATAGAATCTTTTTCATATTCCGAGATAGCGAATTGTGATTTTGCTTCATCCCAAACTGTTAAAATATAAATGGTTTCTTCTTTCATTCTATTTCCTCCAAATCTTTATAACTGTAGCTCAATAGTGCTCCTTCACTTTTTAATGAGATGTAAACTTCATTGATTTCAACAGAATCATCAACCACTAGTCTAATTGCTGCCAAAGCTGATGGAAGTACACATTCAAAATCTGGAGCTTTAGTTTGGGATTTGAGTGCCTGTTTTCGTTTAATTCCAGGGGAAATTTTCATCAAATCACACTTTCTGTAAATTCATCTTTTCGAGCCACTTTTTTTGCAATCGTAATTGGTAAACCATAACGAGCAGCGAACATTTTCGCCTTAATTTTAAACTCAGGTAAAATCATACCTTTCACATCAATTACTTTGATTAAGTTGCCAGCATCATCATAGAAAGTGAAATCTGGCTTGTAGTAAATTTCCCGATAAGCTTTCCCGTTGAGCCTGAACTTATCTTGTAAGACAAATTTTTCTTGCATTTTCATGTTCGGCTCATGCTTATGCAACTGATAGTAGATACTTTCAGCTTTACTATCAAAAGTGATGCCATCAACCGTTACTTTTTTAGCTCCGTATTTGTGGGCCATTATTCCGCCACCTCAATCTGTTCATAGCTCCCAGTTTGCATGCTGTCGATTTCGGATTGGGTGAATTTTTTTGCATCACCTTTATAAATGACTAAATTTCCCTTGGCATTTAAATACAATTCATCAACATCTGGCTCTTCTGATTCGCCCTCATTTTCCAACAGAGATTTAGATTTCAAATAGAACAGCTGCGGTTTTTCGACTGTGTAGCCGATGTTTCGAGCAATAATATATTTTTCTGGATTATTTTTAATCCACAATCCAGCTTCTTTTAGACCTCTATCACCGAAAGTAAATACATTCTTCAAAGTTTCTGCTATGCTGTTATCAATTTGTTCATCCCATGCAATTGCGTCAGCCACGCACTCAGGCACGACTGGCAGGGCTTGCTGTTGGAGTTGGGATTTTAAATTAATGATTTGCGATTCTAGTTTCGAACTTTTAATTACTTCTTTTTCATAGTTATCATTGAGATTACTATATTTATCAAATAGCTCCTGATATTCTTCATCTGCTTGTGCTATTAACGTTTTAACATGAACAGCCGCATAATATTTAGTATCTCCAACAGGGTGATCAATATTTTTTATTGGTAGTATTTCCAGTTTTTGTTTAAATGTCTTATCCATTTTTTACCTCTTCCCATGTATCTTCTAGCCAGTCGAGTAACATGTTCGTCTGTTTCATAACCAGCGGATGTGAATTATATTTTGTGCTCAGCTCTCCAAGTGAAATTACAACCCAGTTCCAAAAATCATCATTTCCGAACCCTAATTTTATCGCCTGTGAGTTGCACTCTAAAATCCAATTTTTAACATCATTGAAAAATTTTTCATAGTCCATAGTCCTTACCTTGCCACTTCCCAGTTTCAGGATCATAAACAATCAGTCCTTGTTTTTTTGCCAGATTGAACAAATATTTTTTCATGTCTCCACTTTGTTTCAATTTCTCCATGAGGAAATCAAGTACTGGATAAATTTGAATAATCCCACGATCAAAATCATTATATTCTTTAAGTGAACTTTTACGAGGGGGCATTTTATCTAATCCCATTTCTAAAAAGATCGTTCTACGAGCAACAACATGTTTTTTTGAATTTCGAGAAAAAACTTTTTGCTCATATTCCTCAAACCCGAAATTTGCTCCTTGCAAATAATTAAATTCTTTATCAGGTACTAGATAACTTTTAATAATCACCCCAGAACTCACAGCCCATTTCAAAACAACATAAGCTAATTGAGGCGAGTAGCTTATCATTTCAACAATTTGCTCTTTTTCAACTGGAGAAATACTTGAAAAACAACTTATAAAGTATTGACTATTTGTTTGGCCGTAAATTCCAAGTTCCCTCTTTTTACTTCTTTTTTTACTCATAACTTTTAACCTCATTTTTCTAATTTTTATTTTTAACCCACCTCCCACCGTCCCTGTCAGATTTGAATGACTTGTATAATTTTTTGGCAGTGAAACGTCTGCCCAAAATAATTTACTTGTCAATTCTATTCCCTGACTCTTTTAGAGTAGCTATCAAGCTTTTTTGACACCTGTCAAAGTGTCAATTTTTAGTTAATTTGACAGTGTCAAAAAATATTACTTTTAGTTAATTTGACAGTTTGACAGGGGGTGTCAATTTAACTAGTTTTTTGATAGTTTGACAGGTTCTATAAAACTTATAATTTATTCATTATTTTCTAATTTAGTTATCCAACCTTTATCATCAATTGTCAAAGTTTCTTGTTCTTTAATCCAATTTTTTATAGTATTCCGTGTAACTTTATCTTCAAAATATGTGACTATTTCTCCGATTCGGATTTTACCTCTCCCCTCCATATCAAGCGATTCAAAAGCAGTGTGAAGTTTTTCGGTATTCTTCTTAATCCGTTCTGCTTTCTTTTCTGCTGAGGATCGGACATCCGCACTCTTTTTACCGCCTTTTGACCATTTGTTATCATTTGCTCCAACTGGTTCAAGGTCTTTCAGAACTCCAGAATCATCGGAATAATGTAGCGGATAATTGAACCACAGATTGACTGGTTCAAACTTTGGAAACTCTCGAAGTGTGCCTTCAAGTCGCCAAGCAGTCATTAATTTAACAACTCGTTGAACTTGTTCCAATTCAAAGCCGGAAATTTCTCTTGCTCGTTCATCCCCAAACGCTAAAGCCAAATGTTTTCGCATTTCAGGCGCTGATAGAAAATCATCTTGGCCAATTTCATTAAGATATTCAGGCTTTTCATCTCTGATTTTGGCTGCGTAGAAGTTAGCCACTGCCCTGGCATCTTGTTGTTTTCTTAAACTGTCAGTAACTTCAAGCTCAATTAAGTCAAGAATTGCGTCAGGATCTCGGGCAAATACTCCAGAACCAGAACTTCGGTCCATAGAAGATTTACCGCCCTGTGCTCCTTTTGAGTGATGGTGACAGTAAATAACAGAAGTCCCGAGTTCTGCAGCTACCTTATCAAAGTTATTTGTAAACTTGGCCATTTGTTCCGCATCATTTTCAGAACCTGTCAGTACTTTATAGATTGGGTCAATAATCACTGCATCAAATTTTTCTTTTTGAGCACGTCTGATCAGTTTTGGTGTCAGTTTATCCATTGGAATAGAATGACCACGCATGTTCCAAATACTAATATTCTTTAGATGATTTGGTGGAACATTCATTCCTTGGTAAATATCTTTGAATCGTTTGTAAGCTGAGGGGCGGTCAAGTTCCATATTGATATAAAGCACTTTTCCACGTTCACAATTAAAACCAAACCAAGGAATTCCCTCTGCAATCGCAATACACATCTCCATCAGTGCAAATGATTTTCCGGCTTTTGATGGTCCAGCAATAAGCATTTTATGACCTCTGCGCAATACTCCATCAATCAAGACCGGGGCAAGTGCTGGGTCTTCTTCAAACATATCCGCAAGACTTTCAAACTCTGGCAAGTCATCATTCAAATCCTCAATGTAAGTTTGCCATTCTTTCCAGTTCGCTTTACCGATATTTGTATCAATAAGAAATTGCTTGTGCTCTCCACGAATTACACCAGGCATTCGAGATAAACGTGACGGATTTTTATTTTGACCATCAACTTCAAGACCGTTCTTATTACAAATTTTATAAAGGTATTCAACCCGCTCACGGTATTCGTTTTTGTCTTTCGCATCAACTTTTACAATGGCATGAACTGATTTCCCACCAGAATAGACAAGAGCTGCAATTGGTAATTCTAATTCACGCATGATTGCATTTTGCTTTTCAAGTCCTAAATTATCCGATTCAACTAGAGCATATTTAAACTCAGTAACATTTTCATTTTTAACCCCTTTGCCATCAAGAGGATTGAAACGAATCCAAGCGCCACCAAGAGGGTCAGAATCTCCTACAATATAACTCAAGTCTTTTTCATCTTTATACTTTTCTAGTTCATTGAGTAATTCTTCTGCGGTTCTAGTATAGTTACCTGCGCCACTGACAGAATATTTTCCGTCATCACGCAGCCAAGATTTCATAACATAACCAATGTAATCATCATTTTTGAAAAGCGTTTGAATATAAGTTTTAAGCTGTTCTACAGGTTTCCAATTATCATCAGGCTCTCTGATTTCTTGACCTTCAACCCAAGATTTATCAATAAACTTATAATCTCGTGCTGCGCTCACTTCATCATCCCAGCCTAAGAACTCGTTCCCATCATTCCCTTTATAAGAATTTGAAGACCAACCATTTTCTTTTGCTTTCATGGTGATAAATGCACCAGTAACTGGTGTAGCTCCGTTATGGCCAAGTGAATCCCACTTTGATTCCATTTCTCGTGCATTATATCTACTGTCAGGTTGTGACCAACTGTCCCATACATCAAAGGTATAGCCCTCGAATTTCAAAGCCATTCCAACTGATACCCAGTCCAGATAATCAAGTGATGATGGTGAGATATATTCAAGGAGTGGCACTAAATCAAATTTTTCTTCCAAGCTTAAACTCCTTTATATTCCTTCGGATTAATGTCAACTGGAATTCTCCAACCATTCCCAGCAATACGGTCAATTAGACCTCGTGCTTTATTAAATTCCCAAGTTCCAACATGCTGGAAACCACGACTCTCTAAGAATCTAATTTGTTTAGGTGTAGTCAACCCTGACATTTTCCGTTTATTTAATTTATCAAGTAACACTTTAGCTTTCCCAGAATTTTCAATTTCTTCTGGAAAGATGCCAAATTTTTCAAGTGCTGCAATTTGTTTATCAGATGCTGGTGCCATTTCCCAACCAAAAGATGGGGCATAGTTTATCAAGTCTTCTGATTGAATAGAAAGTTCAAATTGTAGAGGATCCACAAGTTTTCGTTTCCGTTTTTTCATCGTTGCTAATTTTTCTGCCAGTGAGTTTTCTCGGTCTTGAACCACTTCACTTTCAGCTTCCTGAGCAACTTCTTCTAAATCAAAGAGTTGTAGCTGATCATCTTCTTCAACCTCAGCCATTTTTTCAGTCATCTTTTTAGCAATTTCATCATCTTTTGCAATCAAGTGTGCTGGATGAACTAGCTCATGACGTTCTGTGTGCCAAAGGAAGTCCAAAATTAAACAATCTTCTTTGCCTTCTGCCAAACGCAAGCCACGACCAATACATTGAACATAAAGTGGACGTGATTTTGTTGGTCTCAACATGATGACACAATCTACTTCTGGTGAGTCCCAACCTTCTGTCAGTAACATTGAGTTACACAGTACGTTGTACTTTCCGTTGTCAAAGTCTTCTAAAATTTCTGCTCGGTCTTTGGATTCACCATTGACTTCGGCAGCTTTAAAACCTTTTTCATTGAGAATATCACGAAACTTTTTAGAAGTTGCCACAAGTGGCAGAAAGACAACTGTTTTTCTGTTCGAGCAATTCTTGACCATTTCTTCTGCTATTTGATAAAGGTAAGGGTCTAATGCACTTCCAACTTCACTTGCTTTAAAGTCACCGGCTGACATTGAAACGCCAGATAAATCAATTTTTAATGGAATAGTCATTGCCTTCATTGGTGACAAGTATTTATTTTTTATCGCATCAGGCAAGGTGTATTCATAAGCAAGCGACTCAAAGAACTCACCCAGATTTTTCTTGTCTGTTCTGTCAGCAGTTGCGGTTACTCCTAAAACTTTAGCTTCACTAAAATATTCAAGGACTTTCTGATAACTACTGGCCAAAATATGATGAGCTTCATCAACAATGATTGTGTCGTAATAATCTTGTGGGAAATCTTGTAGCCGTTTTTCACGCATCAAGGTTTGAACACTTCCGACTGTCACGCTATAAAATGAATTTTTTGCAGTTTGGTCAGCTTTTTCGACTGCAGCTTTCAATCCTGTTACTTTGAAAAGTTTATCTGCAGCTTGGTCAAGTAATTCGCCACGGTGGGCCATAATTAAAACCCGCTCACCTTTGCTTACTAATTGTTTTGTTAAATCTGAGAATGTCACGGTTTTACCCAATCCGGTAGGAAGAACGAGCAGCGTCTTCTTGACACCACTCGCCCATTCTTCTTGGATTCGGTCATTCGCTTCATTCTGATACGGACGGAGTTCCATTATTATCCTCCTCTAAATCAAAGCTCATTTGAGGGTTTGCTTTACCTTCTAATTCAAGCGCTTTCGCCTCAGCATTATAATAATCTTCATCACATTCAAATTTTGCTGTGATAGTATAGTCTTTCTCTTTGTAAGAGAAGTCTTGACCGATACTTACCAACCATTGAGAGAAGTTTTTTACAGCTTCTGAAAACTCAAATTTAAATTTACCTGTTAGATTTTTTTCTGCAAGCATTTTCTATCTCCCTCTTAAAAGTTATAGCCAGCGCCATTTTGAGGTGCAGCAGTTTGTTGTGGGAATGGTGTTACATTTTGTTGAGGGGCTTGATTTGGCACTGGTGGTTGTTGATAATTTTGTTGTGGAGCTTGGTAACCTGGTGCTGCAGTTTGTTGAGTTGGTTCAAGAAAATCTTTAATTCTATTGTTTTGAGCTGGATTCCCAGAACGGTCAGTATAGTCATTAACAACAAGACTTGCCGTACCTTTTGCGCCTAATACAGTGCCCCAGTTCATTCTTACCTTACCTTCTGGATTTTTAGGAGCACCAATTGATGTGAAGAATTGATTAATCTTCCATTGCATTTTCTTATAAAGATAGAAGTTTTCTGTCAGTGTTGATTTTTCACCAGTAGGTGTTGTGAATTCCAATGTTACTGTCGCTTTAGGACAATTAGCAGGAATCTTGCTTTCACGGTTTGCCGGCTTCTCATAAATCCCTTTTTCAAGACCTGTAATTGTGAAAGGATAATTACCTTCTGGCAAGAGGACAAAGGGGCTTCCTTCTTCTACTTCATCGTCCCAACCTAAAATTTGCATATCATCGTTCATGTTTAATTTCTCCTTTTATTTAGTAAGCTCTTTTAGCTTTAATTTCTGTGAAAATTTTGTCCCATTGAGCAACAAGACCACCTTGAATTAAATCATCTGGATAATCTTTGACTGGCATTTCATAAGGTCTAAAGCCTTTTTCAGCTACCAATCTACGAATTTCTTCTTCTGTCACTTCATTTACTGACATCAGTTGAGCCAATTCTTTTGGTATTGCCGGATCAATAATATTTGGTTCACGTCCAAAATTGTTTTCTTGAGGTGTTTCAACCGTGGTTGCTGCAGTTACTTGTTCTTGTTGAGGTTGCTCAACTGGTGGTTGCGTTTGAACTGGTGGAGCGACTTGTGTTTGGAAAACATGAGCAATTGCTCCAAATTCAAAGGGTAGTTTATCTGGTAATCCATGACGATTTTTAGCATCCCAAGCTGGATGGTGTGTAGTGAACATGACACGTTGACCACCAGTAGCTTTTTTTGATTTGGTTTTACTGTCAGTAACAATTGTCGTTTCATAATTCGCAAACAGTAACATATCAGCCCATTCTTTTAGCAAGGGAGCGCATTGTTTTGAAAGCTTCAATTGATAACGGTCAAATGCTCCCATTTCATCCGGCTTTTCAAATTTTTTAATATCCGCATGTGCTGTAATAACGACATTGATTCCAATTTCTGTCAGTTCAGATAAAAGATTGAGTAATTTCCCAAACTTCTCTTTGACCATTGTGTAGCCTTTGCCGTATCCAAAGTCTTCAATAGACTGTGCATTAATATCACTAGCAATAACAGCTTGATTGGCTAATGTTTCCGCCCAGTCTGCTGTATCAAGAACCAAAGTGTCGCACATTTGAGTCTGCTTGATGTAGTTCACTTCATCAATTAACATTTGCCAACTGGTAGGCTTATCCATTCGGTTGACATTCATGTTTGAAGTTGAACCCTCTGTATCAATGAAGATTGGGGACGGAAACTGTGAAGCAAAGGTTGACTTTCCAATTCCTTCTACTCCATACAAAACTACTTTTTGAGCGGTAGCAGTTGGACCGCTTGTAATGTTAAATGCCAATTTATTTTTTCCTTCCATTCATATAATCAATGACTTTTTGAGCATTGTAAGGTGATTTAAAGCCATAACCTTGTGCATTGTCTAAAAGTTCACCATCTTCACCAATAATTTTCCATCTATTGCCTGAAAAATTGTTTCCCTTTTGAGTGATTTCAGAAAATTTCATTCGTGACACTCTGGCCTTTTGCCATCTCATCATTGAATTTTTAATGATTTCAACATTGCCAGGAATATCAAGAACTAAACTTGCTAATCCCATATTTTCCACCTTCATATTTTTTCTAGTATTTCAAGATAATTTTTATTCGTTCTTATGTGCTTTTTTACTACAGGAATAAATGGGTTATATTTGTCTTGTAGCAATAGCCCATTTAAAGTAAGTTCGTTTGAGTGAATGTGTGCGCTTATTTCAGCAATTAATTCACCTTTTTCATCAGGGTAATAGTAGAAACAGCCACCACTTGTGAGAGATTTCCGCGTTACCGCTTGATGAATTTTTACATAGTCTTTATCTTTTTTGCGAATTTCAACAATATCTAATTTACCTGTAGCAATTTCAACTCTACAGATTGGCTTAACTTTTCTAATAAGGTTTTTGCTAATTATTTTACTGACCTCACTTCTCGTCATCCCTACTAGGTTTTCAATGCTATTGTTAAAAATATTTCCGTCTTTATGAGTAACAACTTCTGGAACACATCCATTAAAAACCTCAAAAACTAGTCTTCGAACATGTTTCATAAATTTCAAACCCTCATGCCATAAAGAGACAACATGTCCCGTAGAACTTGGGTAACGATATACAAATTTATTTCTGTTATAGGACCAAACTCTCCCATCTCTAGTCACAGCATAGTTAGGATAGTCTGGAATCTGTTTCATTTCCATAATCCACCACCTTAAAACTGATATTTTGTTTGTTCTGGCTGAACTGGTTGTGTTTCAATCACAGACGCTTGTTCAGTTTTTTCTCCATAACCATCAGAGATGATAATAGAACACTCGTCACCAGTTGAAACTCTTGTGGCAATCGCTTGTAATTGTTCTTGTTCGAGCCATTGGCCAAATTCTTTCAATGTGTCTAAGTCCATCTGCTCTAACTTATCAATCAAGATAAAACCACATTCTGGATTAAGTTTGCGAACAATTGCGGTTGAAACTTTAAGTTGTTCAGCTCCGGACATGTTGTCCCAGCGTTGACCTTTGTAAAGAAGTTCTCCTTCTGCTACTGACAGACCAGGCAAAGGCAAATCTGCATCTTCTAACAACTGATTTTTATCTAAACGAATACGGTCAATTTGAGCGCTCAAGTTATCATATTTTTCTTTTTCAACTTGAGCATCTTGTTCGGCTTTGTCTTTGTCAAGATTGGCACGGACTTTGCGATTGATTTCTTCGGTATTGCTGATGCTGTACTCAAGTTGTTCAGTTGATTCATCATGTAAATCAAGTGCATCTTTTTCAGCAATTTCAAGTTGTTGGTCAACTTTGGCTTTTTCTTCAATTAATCGTGCAATTTCAGAATCAAGCTGTGTTTGACGTTGTTTCAGACTATCCCTTTGCCCTCTCAGTCGCTCATTTTCAGCATTCTTAGCAAGAATAGCTTGTTGTTCCTGAATAAGTTCAGACACACTGATAAGCTCTTTGGGTGCTTCCTGAAAGTAGGTCATTTCAGCAGCAAATTTCTTTTTCTGGTCTGCAACTCGTCCAATAACCAAACGTTCATTATAAAGTTCTTGTTCTTTTTTCTCGAACTCTGCGAGTTTGTCACCAACTCCAATGATTTGAAGTAATGTTCTAGCTTTGTCAACATTTGATGATTCCATGAATTTTGGAAGATTGAGGGCAAATTCTTCTACAAAACTATCCAGAAGTTTTTGTCCGGCTTTTTGACCGCTAGGATCAATGACTTTCAAATCACTGTTTTTTCCATCACGCTTGATTTCTAAACCGTTGCTCAATGATATTTTAAGATTTGGAGGAAGTACGCTACCTTCACGATGCGGTTGACTAGGTTTGTACTTATTACCACCCAAAGCCCATGCAATGGAATCAAGGATTGATGTTTTACCTTGGCCATTTCGTCCACCAATTACGGTCAGTCCATTTTGTGTTGGTTCAAGTGAAACTGCTTTGACACGCTTCACATTTTCAATTTCTAATTTATTGATTTTTATCATGTTTTATTTTTCCTTTGGTTTATATTCAAAAAACTCTCCAGGAGTAATGTTGAAGTACTGACATAAGGTTTCTAACGTTCTAAGGTCAATCCTTGCGGTTCTATGAAACTTTAAATCTGTCAGGGTAGTTCTTGATAGTCCTGTATCTTTACTAATTTCTAAAATAGAAACTTTCTGTTTATCCATCCAGTAAAATAATTTATTTTTGATCATAGTGCACCTACTTCAATTTCTTGTACTTAGTGACAGTTGAAGTTAAATCAAACCAATACAGATTTTCAGATTCTTTTTGTAGTGCAAAGTTAGCGGAATGATAATCAGTTCCAATATACTTTTCAAATTCAATTTCTTTAATCACTGAACGAGCAACTGCACAGAAGGCACTTCCTCTTTCACGAGATGTGAACGAATTACTAAATTGTTTATCGCTAAATTCTAGTCCAATTAAGTTCCCAGTTTTTGCGACTCTGAAATAGGGGGTATCAGTTACATTGATACAATAGAACGCTAAATCTCCACCTTTGCTAATATGGATAGTCGGTGTCAAAATCATATTTCGAGCGCCAACTGTTCTTTTCTTGATTTTTGTAAAATCAAATTTTACATTGCTTTTCATGTTTCCTCCAATTTGTTATAATGAAGGTAGAATTTTGGGAAAATTTTCTACCAGCTCGCATTACCAGTGCGGGCTTTTTTCATTTCTGCTAAGAATGGTGATTCTTCTAACCACATTCCAAGCGATTGTTCTTTTGCATAATGAACAAGTGACTCACTGGGCTGTGCTCGTGGTTGTTTCATAGCTCGAACACGGTCATTTGCGTTGAGGATTGAACTATAAATCTCCAGTTGTTCTTCAACATCTTTGCGACCCTCTAACCACTGTTGGTCAGATTTATTTAAAAGTTTGATTTTGAGCATTCTATCTCTTTCTCCTTTTTTCCAATAACTGCCAATTATCCGCAATCCATTTAATGATTGGGTCCCGTGGGAAAGCTTCTTCAACATCTCCATTTTTCACAACTGGGAAATTATGTGCATAGCGATAATACTTATCAAAGGTAGGACCACTTACACCAATAAATTCAGCAGCTAGTTCTCGAGTCATAATCAGCGGATAATCAGAATCATTTTTTAGATTTTTTCTTAACATGATTTCCTCCTTTACTTGATACCGTACGCTTCGCAAACCATTGTAATGAAGTTATTTACGTATGGAGTCCCATACATTTTTCCACTCATGATACTAGAAACATCACCCTTGTTATACCCAGTCAACCGAACTAATGCACCATTTGTCCATTTTTTTTCATCAAGGTAGGCCTTGATTTTCAATCGTTGAGCATCCATGTTTTTTTCAATTTCTGACATTACTCTATCCTTTCTTTATCAATTGTTTGATAAAAGTTAGATAAAAAGTTAGAGAATTCATATTTTTCACTTGACAAAAATTATTAGTTTTCGTACAATAAAGGCATAGTTAAAACACCTAAAAAATATACATAACTGCCTGCAAGCTCGTTAATCGTTATTTATTGAGGTTTTTTACCAAACGTTTTCTCGAACATTTATCAAACTTTTAACTTACAAAACATATTGTACGAAAACTCGTACTATTTGTCAAGCAAAAAAGTATGATTTTTCGTATTTATTTTTATTTCTCTTTGAAAGGCTTGATATGACTGTATTTGAAATAATAAAATCCCTTGCAGATAAGCAAGGGAAAAATGTAAAAACTGTAGCTCTTGATATCGGATTAAGCGAAAATGCAATTTATGGATGGAAAAAAACAAAACCAAAAGCTGAAGATTTAGCAAAAGTTGCCGACTATTTTCGTGTTTCAGTAGATTATTTACTAGGACGTGAGAAAAAAGCTGACTATAAGTTTAATGGGGCTCCTTTCCTCGTAGAAACAATTAAACATAATGATGGTAAATTTGAAATTAAAACTAAACATCTCACTACTGTAGATACAGACTTGCTCCAAGAAATCAATTTGGCTAGAGCAAAAGTACTTGGAAGCATGAATGAGTATGCCGAAAATAATAAAAAAAGTGGACAATATACTGAATTTAGAATTGAACAATTTTTCATTGATGAGTTAATCGAACGTGGCGTAGAAGTAATTAAATTAAAAGAATCGCCTAAGCCAATTGACTTAAAAAAAGTTATTAGTGAGAAAAAGCCAACTTCTTGGGATGATCCTCGTATTGACTGGAACGAGTGGGTATCTTTTGATGGAGAGCCCATCAGTGATGATGTGAAGAAAATGTTATTTGCAATCTATGGCGACAAGCTAACAGACTAATCGGAGGTCTCTATGAATAAACAGGAATTGATAGAGTACCTTCTTTTAGAAATGGAAAAGCACAATATTCATATTACTTGTGATGCTTGCTTTCCTAAAAATGCAATGGTTAATATCAAAAGAAAGTTGATGATTTATAATCCAACTAAAATAACTGCTTTTAAAATCGCTCACGAACTTTCTCATGTAATCAATAAAGATATCTGCAGAGGTTCTGAAAATGATACAACAAATCCTCAAGAAGTTAGAGCAAATCATGAAGCTATTCTAATTCTATGGGAAATATTTGAAGCCAATGGGGCAAGCTATGAATATTTTAATGTGTTTGTAGATATAACAGAATCACCATTTGAACTAGCTGAATCAATCATAAAAAAAGAATATTTAGAGATGCATGAAGCTATCACTGAAATTTTTGAAGATGAAATAAAAGTTAGTATTAATAAGCAAGAAATGCATGATTATATTATTGATTATATTAGCTATTTTGATGTGATAGAAAGTATAAATATTTACCATTTTTTAGATCGCTATCATTTAAGTCATAATTTTTATAATATGGCAGAAACAGAATTTCATCAGTTATTCGGAACTGTTTAAATTTAGGAGTATTTATGAAATTTGGAATGAGAAAACCTAGCTTTACAAAAAGTTTTAAAGCTAGAACAACTGCAAAATATAAGCGTAAAGTAAAAAAAGCCCTTCTTCCTGGTTATGGAAAAAAAGGCATGGGTTGGATTAAAAATCCAAAAAAGGCAGCCTATAATAAAGTTTATAAGAAAACAACCTTCTCATTTTGGGATTTGTTTAAATAAAAAAAGAGCAGTCCTTGATTCTCAATAAAAGCTAGGTAGGAGAAAACTATATGAAAAAATTAGCAATAATTGGAGTAACCATCCTGACAACATTATCACTTGCTGCATGTTCAAACAAAAGTGATACAAGTAAATCATCATCAAAAGAAAGTTCAGTAAGTTCTTCAAATACAAGTAAATCAAGTTCAAAAACATCACAAAGCAGCTCATCAACTGCTGTTGACTTTAAAACAGCTGCTGAATTTGAATCTGCTCTAAATTCAAGTCAAGATACTATTGGCAAAGTAGTAACCTTTACTGTAGATAATGTTGTCCCTGATGGGGAACTTGGATATACTGTTTGGGCTGGCGAACATCTCAATTTTGTTTCCACAGAAGTCTTAAATTGGAAAGCTGGAGAAACTCATACAGTAAAAGTAAAAAAAGTAGCTAGTTCTTTAGGTTCATACATGATCACCTTTGAAACAATAAAATAAAATAAAAAAATCCGTCAAAGTTTGGCGACTGGTGACGGATTTAATCAATTATGTATACAGTATAAACACTTCAAACGAAGGTCTTTTACTGTACTCAATTTTAGCAAGAAAGTGAGTAAAAATCAAATCATGGCAAATTTTAGAAAACGTGGAAAAACATGGCAATTCAGACTTTCATTTAAAGATAATAATGGAGAATACAAAAAGTTTGAAAAGGGTGGATATAAAACAAAAAAAGAAGCCGAAGCTGCAGCTGATGAAGCAAAGAAACGATTGAATAACCATTCAGAATTTGACAATGATATTTCTCTTTATGATTTTTTTGAGAAGTGGGCCAAGGTATATAAAAAACCACATGTCACAGAAGCCACTTGGAGAACGTATAAGCGTACTTTGAATCTTATCGATAAATATATCAAAGATAAACCAATTGCTGAAATAACCCCCACTTTTTATCAAGCTGTGCTAAACAAAATGAGTTTACTTTATCGTCAAGAATCTTTGGACAAATTTTATTTTCAAATAAAATCTGCTATGAAGATTGCCGTTCATGAAAAAGTTATTAGTGAAAATTTTGCTGACTTTACCAAAGCAAAATCAAAACTTGCAGCTCGTCCAGTTGAGGAAAAGTATTTACATGCTGATGAATATCTCAAGTTATTAGCCATTGCAGAAGAAAAAATGGAATATACTAGTTACTTTGCTTGCTACTTAACTGCAGTAACTGGTATGAGATTTGCAGAACTTTTAGGACTTACTTGGGATCATGTAGACTTTAGTAAAAAAGAAATTTCTATCCAAAGAACTTGGGACTACAGTATAACGAATGATTTTGCAGATACTAAAAACGAAAGTTCAAAGCGTAAAATTCCTATATCTTCTAAAACAATCAAACTACTAAAAAAATATAAAAAAGAATATTGGCACGAAAACAAGTATGATCGTGTAATTTATAATTTAAGCAATAATGGTCTAAATAAGACAATCAAAGTAATAGCTGGTAGAAAAGTTCACCCTCATTCTTTAAGACATTCTTTTGCATCATATCTGATTTACAAAGGAATAGACTTACTAACCGTGTCAAAATTATTGGGACATGAAAATTTAAATGTCACTTTGAAAGTTTATGCTCATCAGTTAAAAGAGATGGAGCAAGAGAACAACGATGTTATCAGAAAAATATTTAATAAACTTTGACCCATTGACCCTAATTTGTCCCAAATTATTTTTAAGTATATTTATTTTGATTAAATTATAAAAAATAGAACCGCACTGTTGAGCGATTCTATTTTAATATACTTAAATGTAGTTAAATATTTAAGGCGACGGTCGCCCTTTTCACCCTACAACCCGCAAGGGTTAGGGATATCTTGTCCCTATTTTGTCCCTACAAAAAATACTGATATCTTTTATTTTAACCGTTTTTCTATCAAGAATCTAACACTGTCCTCCTTTGGCATAACTTCAAATCGTAGCCTAGTATAAAACCTTACTCTTTCCTCATGTTCTGTCCAATAATCTAGTTCTCCAGTGATTATTTCAACTTCCAACTTTTGTGAAGTAATTTTCTCGAAATAATTATAAAGTGAAGTTCCAATTCCTTTTCCTCTAAATTCAGGTTTTACATTTAATATAGATATATATAAATTTTTTGAAACCTTATAATAATTACTATCAATATAAGCAATTCTTAAATATTCTTGATTAGATTTTTTAAATACATCTACACGAGGTCCAACATTATCAAAAGTTAAGATGTAATAAAAGTTATCTTTAAGTTTCTCTTGACTTCCTTTTTTTTCTGTTAAATATCTGTTAAAATCTTCCTCAGTTATAAATTTAAGGTCCTCAAAAGCTTTGGGTTCTTGACGTGGTGGCATAACATCTCCATTCATTTAGTATTTATAAAGATATTATATCATATGCGATATCTTAAAAATGGCTTAGTTACAATCATTTATTAACCCAAATAAAAAATGCCAGCAAATTGCTGACACCCATGTTTAAGACCTTCATTATATCATTTAAAACAAAATAAAAAAGCCTGACCGAAGCCAGGCATGATTTTTAATAATTTAGAATTTGACCAGCATAAATCAAATTAGGATTTGAAATACTGTTAATTGAAACTAGACTTTGAACTGTTATTCCTAAACGACTGGCAATTGATGAAAGATTATCGCCTGAGCGTATGGTGTAAGTTCGTGATGTAGCCACAGATTGACCGCCTGTGAAGCGAATAACCTGACCAGAGTAAATCATGTTCGGATTAGATAAACTGTTCTGACGAGCCAATTCTTGCCAGTTCGTACCCCAGTTTGAAGCTATGCCACTCAAAGTATCGCCTGATTGGACAATGTAAGTTTGAGTATTCCCAGTTGAGTTACTTCCGCCTGTATCTAGTGCTTGGACGTCACTTGCTGCAACCCAGCTCATGATGTTATCAAGCAAGACTTTACTTCCAGATTTTTGAAGGACTTTATATGAGTTTTCCTTAACCCATTTAGGAATTGCTTGACCTGTTGAGTAATTCGTGGCACTGAACTTGATTGTGACAGTCATTCCTTCTTGGATTTCACTTGGTGTCACTTCGTTGGCATCTTTACCGTCATCAGTGGCTGGTGTGTCAGTATCAGGTTTAGTTGCATTCCCATTCTCATAACCTTTGTCAGTGATTCCAGTTAAGTCAACATTTCCATCAAGTCCGCCAGCAACATAAGTTGAGGTAAACTGGAATACTGAAATTCCGTCCATACTTGGGAAAAAGCTATAATTTGGAACTGGAGTCACTTCATAGCTTGGATAGGCTGCAATCCATAATGATTTAGGGAATTCTTTGGTGATTTGCTTATAATTGACATTTTCCAAAGTGTAAGGCTTATAAGAATAATACATTGGAGTATATCCAGCCGCTTTAACACGTCGCATTCCGTAAAGAATAGCATCAGTATTTGCTTGCTTATCTCCACTTGCTCCACTTTCATAATCCAAAGCTACAATAGAGTTTTTAGGCGTTTGAATTTTTGGTAAATAGCGGTCAAGTGCTGCTTTTGCTACTTCTTGTGAACCTCCGACTTGGTACCAAATATAAGTATGAGCTCGCTTGCCCTGAGCAATTGCGGATGCAACTTGTGTTGAATAAGTCGCTTGGTCCACGAATGAACCGCCATAAGTTCCGCCAATTTGACTAAATGCAAACTTATCATGGTCATAACCAAAATTCCCATAATCACCATTATATTTTGACCAGTCCACCCCTTGGTCACCGACTGCTGCAAACACAGGCCCACTTGCTGCAACAACAAAGAAAGCTACCATTCCAATGGCAGCTTTTTTAATTAACTTTTTCATTTATTTTCCTCCGTATCATTCGACTGGCTATTATACTTAGCAGCACTTACTCCAGCCAATGTTCCCAAAAATACCGTGAATGCATTCAAAGTTATAATAGCTAAATCAGTTCCACCCCAACCGTACGCTTTACCAATTACACCAATAAAAACACTGAGAGCTGGCAAGGCTGTTAAAACAGCCCATTTGATAATATTGTAAACTTTGTCATTTGAAATCATTTTCTTTTCCTTCCTTGTATCTTTCATAAATTTCGTGAGCATAATGATTCCCACCAAGTGCGGTATGTTCATCAAAAATGCCACTGACAATTTGTAAGCCATAATCGTGGTTAATTGCTTCTCCTAGCTCAACACGTTTAATGACTACTAAAAGTATTCTTAATTGCTCTTCCTGTTTCTTGGTCATTCTTCGATACATCCAACCAAAAATACCAGAAATTATAAGAAGAGCGGCCCAATTATCAATAACAAGCTTGAAAAAGAGCCACCCTTCATGTACTAATGCATCCATACCCCCTACTTCCTAATTCGTTGGCCAAGGGTCATTTGTTACCCAAGTGGCATAACTCTGAGCATATCTGTTACCTGAGTATGCTTCATTTGTTAAATAGCTACTCCCATTACTATCTATTCTCAAAATCATAGGGTTATATAATGTATTCCCATTGTTTAGTTCAAATTTTGCTAAAGCACGGGAAATAGGGCGATAACCTGAAGGAAAACTAATTCCCGCATCAGATTGTTCATGTCCTATCGGACTACCTATGACCTTACGCTCACTGACTAGCTCTACAAGATTACCAGTTCTTCTTAATGTACATGATACGGCATAAGGACCTGAGATAGTTGTTGTTGCCGTGCGCTCTAAAAAGTCTCCTTTAATTTGTAAATCTTCAAAAGTTTTTTTACCAGCAATATCTTCATCACCAGTGTTATGAACAACTTTATCGTTGTCTGCTTTAATTGAGGTTAGATTATCAATTTCATTTTGCAAGTTTCCTGCTGCATCTTCTGAAAGTTGACCCTTGATGTGTTCAAACCAATCTGAAAATACAACTCCATTCGCTTCTAGCTCTGATTTAAATTGTGCCAATAAATCACCAGTCTTTATAGATTCATATGGACTAGAATACCCACAAACTTTAGTATCAGCACGAGTATCCGTAATATTTGATTGAGCAATACTTGATGCATTGGCTGGAACAACTATCGTTGCAATTTGTAATTCATAAACATCTGCAGTTTGGGTAACTTGTGTGCTATTTGTTTTATAAACAACATCTCCTGAACGAGAGGAGTTGTTCCACTGAACAACAAGTGAATCTGTTCTTGATTGTGATGTTAGAGGTGCTGGAATTTGGAAAGATTTTGGGGCAGTATTCATAATCTGCCCCCCTTTGATAATTGCTACTCCTGAACCTACATTAATATTTAAAGATGGTGTATCTGTTTGAACAACTTGAAAACCCGTGTACCCTGGTAATCCAGTATTTGGAACAATTCCTGTGCTAAAAATATTAGCATAAAACTGCATCCAATCTGCTGGTCCATAAGCCCTATCTCCATTTGCTGATACAAAGGGGAATGCCCATACTGCCATAATTATTACCTACTTTCTTGTTAATTTTTTTATTAATGAAACTCTATCCTTATCAAAAGTCGGATCTAAATGATATCCACCTTCCGCATCCCAAGTTTCTTGCATTGATGTTAAAACTGACGATTTTGTAATACCAAATCTTTGGCTAGTTACTCGAACTGTGTCTCCAACTTCATAATCTTTTCCATATTGAAAATTAAGGTTATTAAAATTAATTTCACCACTTAACTGGATGACTTCAACACGCTCTGCTAAGGATTGCTGTCCTCGTTGCATGAGCTGAGCCTTGTAGTCTGCATCTGATAGATTTACTGTTGCTCCATTACCATTTGTAGAACTTTGTTGTAAATCACGAGCATCTACATATAATTCACGACGTTCAATGCCTGTAAAGCCGTCTCCAATTAAAACATTTTTTCGAGCAGTTCCTTCTCCTTCACCAAAAACATAAGCAGTAGTTGATAAATCTGAATTATCCCTAACAATATTCTCTGTTTTAAGTCCTTCATCGCTTAAACTAAATTCAACACCACCGTCACCACTCAAATCTCGCCCTTTATAGAGCTGAATTTGAGCAGCCGGATTTTCTAGATTTGTTGCCAACTCTCGAATGCAAATTTGATTACTATCTGCCAGTGAAGAAATTTCCTCACTAACTTTTCCATAACTATTTTGATAATTAAGTGCAGTAGTTTGTAAATCATCTGGTTGTTGAATTGAGAGAAAATTAAAAGAGCGAGATGCTCCCGCTCCTGTAACAACGTGGTTATTGATGAGATCATAAATAATCTGCTCTGGCTTTTTATTAAGTACCGAATAGGTAGATTTAATGATTCTATCTTTTGCCTTACCCAATAAACTTTTTCCAGTTATTGTAATTAGATTTGATTGAGAACTATCAAATTTAACTACATCTATATAGAAATAGCAGTCCTTAATCGAAAGAATATTTTCCTCAATAAAGTAAGGAAGATATGTTGGAATAAGTGGCATCGTTAATTGGAAAGTATTGAAAGAGTAAGCATTCCAAACAACAATACAACTTTTAAAAGTATCTAGTATTCCTCTTGACAGATATTTAAAACCAGATTGACGTTCAAAAATCTCAATAGATAAATCGTTTTGCACTTTACACCCCCACTAATAACGGATTATATTTCATATCCGCTATCATATTTTCAATGCCATCATCTGCTTCTAATTTAAAATAATTAGTAGCTTGATTATCAATCTGAAGAAATGTTGAGCCTAGTTTACGCATTGAAAAGCCATTTTCACCATTTACAAGGACCTGTTTTTTTCCATGATTTGTATTAATATAAATAACATCACCGGCTTTAAAAGTATGGTTGAAGGAAAAAAACTCTTGAGAGTAAAGATTAATAAATCGGGGATTGACAACTTCCGCTACACATTTAATATTAATTTCCATTCCAATGGCGACATCCCCTTGATTGGTAATTTCTATTTCCTTTCCTGAATCTACTGTCGCAAACTCATACTCAGGAGTAATAATCAATGGCCATACGAAAAGATTTGTTGTCTGTCCTAATTGTACTGTGTAATCAATATTAGAAACATCTCTCCAGTACGGGTCTAGTGCCCTTAATTGAATTGTACCTTTTTGATATTTTGGATCAAAGCCTTTCAGAACTTCTACATCAATTTCATAAGCAGTATTAAGAACTTCCCATTTTAGAGTACCTAACAATTTAGGATTAAAAGCGGACATCAAGTTATGCTTAAAACTCTCTCTTTCTTCAAATGATGTTCCCTGTACCAAAACCTCTATTTCTAAGTCACGATAAGATAAAGAAGAATGTATCTTTTGTTCTCCATCCATTCCGAATACTTTTTCACTACTGATATTATTTTCTGGTAAACCAAATCCTGAATAATCCATTAAACGAAAAGGGGCAAAAGGCCCCATTATAATTGTATTTCCATTGACGTTGGTATAAGTCATTTTAACTTTAGCCATAATTCCCCTTTCCTATCCTATTTGATAACCTAGTTCTTGAAGACCATTCAAGGTCTGGCGCTTAAGTTCTCTTTCGCTTGGATTCTCTTGAACGTAAATCGTTTGTTGAATAGTTGCTGATTTTGTTGTTCTAGAACTTGAAACACTTGCTCCAGAGGATTTACCCATTATTGCAGTTGCTTTTGAAATTCCTCCACTTCTTCCGATGTTTAAAGCAGTTTCGGGTGTAACAGTTGCCATCATCTTTTGATTCAAGTCTGCAAGTGCTTTAGTTGCATCACTTGCATTTGCGGTGATACCAACAGCAATACCAGAAGGGATGAACTGACCGACCTCATCTCTAAATTTTCGAGATGGAGAGTGGATTCCTAGAAAACTTTTAACTTTATCTACAGCACCTTTTGCCATATCTTTTACTGACTCTGCTAGCCTTCCTGCTGCTCCTGAAACCCCCTGGATAATTCCATCCACAAGGTTAGAACCAATAGAACCTAAATCACCAAAAGCACCAGAAATCTTTCCTGGAATGCTTGTGAAGAAGCCAGAAATTGAACTCCAAATTTGTCCTGCTTTTTGAACTAAAGCATTAATCAATCCTTGAATAAGTTGTCCACCAGCACTAGCTAGACTTCCCATTAATTGAAGAACCCCTCTTACAAGAGCCGAAATTAACTGAACACCAGCACTCAATAGCGTTGGGACAAGTTTAATAATCGCTCCTAGCAAAGCAGCCATCAATTGACCGATAGCTGAA